AAAAGATCATCAGCATTGTTCCACGCCTGATCAAATTCAGGCTGTTCACTCTCCATGATCCCTTCATATTCCTTGAAATCTCGCATCGCATAGGGTAGGTAATCAATCAGTTTTCGTTCCATCAGTCACCACCCCTTATGCCTTAATTTCAATAGTGGTTGGTGCAAGGGAACCCAACACCGGGATATGGTCAAGGGCCAATGTATGATTGGCGGCTTTTTCATTGATCGTGGTGTTGGCAATATCCAAAATACCGGTGATACCCAACAGGCGGCTTTCAATTTGGCTGATACGAACCACAAGGGCTTCATCCTGATCCGCCCAACTTTGGGCCAGTTCCAAGAAGTACCCGTTAATTGCTTCCGTGACATACCCGGAAACATCTTCCCAAGACCATCCCCGTTGATAATACAGGGCAAAGCCCAAATCAACGGTTTCTTCCTGAACACCTTCCACCCTGACCACATGGCCGATGGGGGCAATTCCAACGCCTTCCCCGGCATTCTGAAGGGGGTCAACGGCGGTTTGAACCTGTTCTACCAGTGTGGGGGAAGGAACCGTGAAGGTGCTGTTGATCACCACCAGCTTCACAGTTCCGCCCACAGTGAACATATTGTTCTTGGCGGCGGCATAAACGGTATCAAGCCAAAGTTTCACCGGTTCGGGAACCCCGGAAAGGCCCTCAATCCACGCTTCAGCTTCCTTGGGCGGGATCATGTTGGCCGGTTTCAAATCCCCATTCCAAGCCCGGTAAACCTTCACCCCACCAACGCCGGGAATGGCATTGACCTTTTCAATATAGTCAATCTGGTTTCCGCCGAAGGCTTGGGCATTCAAGCTGTTAAGGTATCTTTGTCTGAAAAGTTCGGTATCTTCTTCATCTTCACCGGGAACCAACACCGAAGTGATTTTACAGGTTTCAAGGCCATCCACATATTCAATGGGGATCACCGTTCCGGTGTAGTTATTGCCAGCTTCACCAGCCGTTTCACAGGTCAATTCATAGTTGCCGCTTCCCCGATCCGCCGAAACATAATAGTTCAATTCCCCAATGGAAAAGCGGGTGTTCAGCGGCAAGAACAAAGTAGTGGGTGTAATTGCCATTTGCAAAATGGCGGGGCTTGCCGGTTGCGGGGAAAGGCCCCGTTCCGCCGCTCTCAAAATCAAATAAGGGCGGGTGGCGGTATCGGCAAAGGTTTCATTCAGCACGGTATCAAGGGCAATATAAAGGTTCTGCAATTCCACAGCGGCGGGGGCATCCCCATACCACACCAACGAACCTTCACGGGTATCAAGGTTGCTGTTAATGGAAAGGGCCTTCTGAAGCATCCGTGCCAAGATAGATTCATAGGTTTGCGCTTCATACATCAGATTTCAACCCCCATTTCTGTGTTGATTTCACCAAAAATGCTGACCACCGTGAAGGTAGTCAGCACTTGTTTTTTGTTCACTGTGAATTCAAAGTTTTCAACGGCGGTGATCCTATCATCCTGAAGCAAGGCTTCCCGGATTCGCCGTTCAATTTCTGGAATACAATATTCCACATCTTTTCCGATCAGGTTATGAAGTTCAACCCCATAATCCCAAGAATGGATCAACCATTGATACCGTTCTGTATTCAAAATCAGATATACTGCCTGTTCCACCGCTTCAATTTCATCAATGGTTCCGATGATGGTCAAAGTGTTATGGTTCAGGCGGAAGGTTCTGCTGGGAAGGGTTTCAAATTCAAAATCCTGCCGCAAATCATCCCCGGTCTGTGGGATCATAGCCATTCCCCCTTCAGGGCCGGGTTCGCTTTGATACGATCCAGCACCACAAATTTTTTCCCCTTCTGCATCCGGGCCAGAACGACCCAATCCCCAACTACAAGGGCATTGTGAACCTTGAATTTCTTTCGGCCCTTGATGGGGTGGTTGTGGTCAACAGGGGTGGCCGAACCACCGCCGGTATAGGTGTCAACTACCGGGTGGCCGTGACTGATAACAACTGTCCGGTGGCTTACCGTCATATCAACTTCAAAATCCGTAACATTCCGGGTAAGCACCAACATTTTTTCAGTGTAAATGGCCTTTTGGTCAACCTGAATTTTCAAGGGGGAAGCTGAAATAACTTCACCAAACAACAGGTTCACAGGTTTTCCAGCTTCCACGGCTTCCACAGCCGCCTTTTTTACTACCTCCACAGCGTTAGGCAATAAATTCACCCCCGATCAGGTCAAGTTCCATCCGGTGTTCATTATCCCGGAAAGTGTGGGTTACACGGTTCACAACCATAAAGTTGTTGGTGATAATATCCCCAAGGTTCAGGGCAACCACAACCGCATTTCCGGCCCTTACCCGAACATCTCCTAAAGCATTTTGAATGGTCAGGTGGCGGGTTTTTTGGTCATACAGCTTCAACAGGGCGTTGGCCTTGGCGGAAGCACCGGTTTTGGTCTGAACTTCTTCAAAATATTGAAGAACACCCCATTGGTTCATTTTCTCCCCGTCTTGGGCTATAAACAGTTCCCGCTTACCGGTTTTTTCATTGTTGAAGGCCAACTTGATTTTGTTATAGGTCTGTTCATCAATGCTGGATTCATAGCTGAAGTTTTCCCCGGTTTCTTCATCAATCAGAAGGTTCAGCTTCATGGAATTGATGTTCTTCAGGGACAGCTTGCCCACATCATCATAGAGAACAAAAAGCTGTTTGGTGTTCATCAGGGTTTCATCAAGGGCATTCTGGATCATATCAAACAGCGTTTGGTTTTCCTCCACAATGGTTTCAATGGTGTATCCGGTATCTTCCACCGTCCCAAGGTTTAGGCGGAAGTCACCAGCCAGCCGCTTCAGCAAATCGGAAGCCTTCAGCCCTTCTTCTGTCAGGGTGTCTTTATTCTTCAGATACCGCAACTGATCATAGGCCACAACATCAATGGTTCCGCCCTTGTCCCGCTTTTTCTTGAAAACAAAGCCATAGAACATGGGGGTTCCGTCCACCGTCAGCTTCACCGGATCACCTTCTTGGAAGTTCAATCCGGGGGCTTTGACCACCGTAAATTCCAGCTTTCCGGGGGTGCCTTTTCTCTCCAAGGTCAGTTTTGCCCCTTCTTCAACAACCGGATATTGAATTGTGCTATTGTGTTGAATGAAAAGTTCAACTGCCATTCAGATCACCCCTTTCAGGAAGGCAAGGTAAGAACCTGATTGGGATAGATCAGATTGGGATTTTTGATCTTATCCTTGTTCAGATTATAAATTTCGTTGTATCTGGAACCGTCCCCAAGATATTTCTTGGCGATATTCCAAAGGCAATCCCCACTTTTTACAGTGTAGGTGCTTTTTTTCGGGGCGGAAGGTGCCGGACGGGGGGCCGGTTGTACTGTTGCTTTCGGCTTTTCAGCCGGTGTGGGGGCCGGTTTCAATTTGACGGTTTTTGTGCCGTAAGCCCTATATTGTTTCAGGCTCACTTTCACCTTCACATCAAATCCGGCTCCGGCATCATCAACCAGTTCATAATTTTCCATTCCAACCGTTAGGTTGGTATAGAAGAACATCCCACCCGCTGGGCGTTGCCGGTTCAAAATCCATTGAAACGGTTCTTTGCTGTTTTTCAACCGTTCAAACAGGGAAATGTAATAGCTTGCCGATTGTGCGCCCCCATTGGTAAAGGGGTAGGAAACTTGGGGAAGCAACAGTTCAAAAGAAACATCAGACAAAGCGGCGGCTTTCAGAATGTTGATTTCTTCCCCATTGATCAGCGTCATGGTTTTGTTCTGGTTATTGATCTTCACCGTTACCTTGGAAGGGGTGATGGGCATAAGCACACCATCCAAGTACATTTTGTATGCCATTACTCATGCACCCCTTCTTCAGACACATCCAGCTTTTCAGCAAAATCATTGGCCCACGCATCCATAATCCCGTCAAGGTCGGTATCTTTGGAAATGTGGTTTTCATTGTGCTGTTCAACCTTGATTTCAGCGGTGGTGAACCGGTTGATTGCTTCCCGCTCGGCAATATCCCGCATATAGGCCAAATCTTCTTCCGCAATGTCAAGGGCATCACTCATGGCGGCGGTGTTCCCCGCTGTGTCCCCGGTGTTGCCATAGATACCATCAAGGGTGTTCCCAAGGTTGAAGGCATCCAGCCCATCAGCGGCCCCCAAGCTGTCCATTGCGGAAAAGTCGAACAAGCCGCCCACGGTATCTTCCACGCCTTGGCCGAATTCATACCCCATATCAAAGGCGGCTCCATACTCGAAGCGGCCCAAATGAAGATCTTCCGCATTCAGCTTTTCCATGATTTCTTCACCCTTGCCAAAGGTGGAATCCACCCAACCGCCCAAGCTGTCACGCCAGCCTTGGACGGAACCGGCAAGGTTAGAACCGAAGATAGTATCAATGGCCGAAGCCAAAGCCTGAAGGACGGAAAGAACCGTGTCCGCCAAGTCGAAAAATAGACGGGCCACAGCCCCAACCGGATCATTGAATACATTTCCGATGAAGTTTGCAACCGTAGCCACAAGGTTGTAGATCATCACGAACACATCTACAACCAAGTTCCACAGGGCCACAAAGATATTCCCGATGAAGGCCAGCGCCGCCATAAATGCGCCACAAATCAGGCCGGTTGCGGAAACGCTTGTACCTGCAAAATGATTGACCGCCGCCACAGCCGCATAGAACAGGGCTACAAGGGCGATAATCAGAATGATAATCCATGTAAGGGGGCAAGCCATCAAAGCCGCATTCAGGCCGTATTGGGCCGCTGTTTGGGCAAAGGTGGCGGTGGTCTGTGCTCCGGTTGCAACGGTAGTCATAGCCAGTCTTGCGGCCTTTACGGTTTCCAGCGCATTCACAATGCCGGTCACTGTTTTATAGGCAAGCATGGCTCCATTCAAAACAAGAAAAGCCGTTGCAACACCGCCAACAATAGGGGCAAGCCATGACCAATTATCCACCACCAAAGCGGCACCGCCAATCAGAAGGTCAAGCACCACCGTTGCAACAGAAGCGATCCCGGCAAGGCCGTTGATAACTCCATTCGTTACTTGGGTGAACTTTTCGCTATTAGCAACTTGATTTACCTTGTTCAGAATAGGATTGAAGATAGACAGGGCCTTGTTCTTCATCCCGATCCAAATTTGCCCCCAAGTTTTGGGCATATTTGAAAACTTGGTTTCAATATCATCCGCCGCCGCAAACATGGCATTTTTCACTACATCGGCGGTCAGTTGACCTTCTGCGGCCATAGCCCGGATTTCACCAATGGAAACATCCAAGTAATCTGCTATACTCTGAATAATTCCGGGGGCCTGTTCAAATACGCTGTTTAGTTCTTCACCACGAAGCACACCGGAAGCCATTGCTTGGGTAAGCTGGATCATGGCGGCTTGCTGTTCCTGAACACTCGCACCGCCAATAATAAACTGTTTGTTAATCAGTTCTTGGAAGGCAATCACTTCATCCATACTTCCAAACGCATCACGGGCATTTAGGCCCAATTTTGCAATGGAAGAAGCGGCATCCATATAGGAAGTTCTGGATCGTTGCGCCGAAGCCATTACCTTTTTTTCAAGGTCAGTAAGGGAACCGCCATCATCAAAGTTGATCATGGCGTTATTCAACCGGGCATTTGTGCTGGTAAGCTGGTCAGAAACCCCAAGAATTTTCTTTACAGCCGCCAACCCACCCACGGTGGCCGCAATGCCTTTTAGCTTGCTCCAAAGGCCATCAGCGGCGGTGGTGCCGTCCCTGATCCGCCTGTTGAAGCGGTCTTGCTGGTTGCCAGCATTCCGAATATTTTCTTCAATGGAATCGAAGGCGGCCCCGGCTCTTGCCAGTTCTTCACGGGCTTCCCGAATGGCTGAAGTGTCCACAGAATTACCAGAAGCCCGTTGCATGGCTTCAAAGCTGTTCAGCACAATGTTCATAGCCTTGTGCATGGACTTCAGCGGGGCAGTAACACCGTCATATAGGGCGATTGCCGTTCTAATGGTTGCCAATAGGGGTTCACCTTCTTTCCATAGCAGAGGGCCGGGGCCAACAGTTACTTTCTGCGGCCCCGGCGCTGTTTCCGTTCAATTTCTTTCTGTTTCTTCTTTTCCCGCTCCACCCGAATATCAATGGCCGCAATAATGAAGGCCCGTTCTTTCCGGGGCAAGTCCAGAAAAGCAGATGGTGTCAAATGCAGTTCGTGAAGGCAATAGTAAGCGATATTTGCTTCACCATCACCTTCTTCAATTAGTTTTTTGCCTCGTCCACCTCATCCTGAAGGGTGGTTTCAAACCCGCAAACCTCCTGAACTTTGGTCAGGTAATCGGCATACTCGCCGGGGGTCAGCATGGTTTTCAGAAGGGCTTCAGCGCCCATCACCTTATAGCTGTCCTGAAGTTCCTTGTCATTCAGGTTGGGGAACACCGTACAGGCCACAGCCAGCTTGCCAAGGTACAGATCATAGTCGGTTTCCTTCTGATACTGGTTTTTCTTGCCGGGAACGGGAAACCGCTTGGCACAGGACTTCCGAAGGGCTTCATCCTCGGTGCCGGTAATGGCCTTGATCTCCCATTCCATAGGCTTCCGCTTGCCCTTATCGTCCAATTCATCAGACAAAAACCGCTTGGAAGCAACAAACTTCACATTCTCAACGGACAGGGCATTTTCAGCCAGAAAAGCAGACAAACTCATTGTTAAAATCCTCCTATTTTGAAATTGAAAAAAGAAAAACCCGCCCACATTATCAAAATGGGGCGGGTTTTGGCAATGTTACTCCATTCCCGCAAGCAGGGTAAAGGCTTCCGGCATCTCGAAATCCTCAAAAGTGAAGTCCATATCTTCATCCAAGTATTCCGCATCAGCGTCAAACTTGGTAAGAATGCCGCCATCAATGTTGCAATCCTTCAGGATCACGGTTTGACGGCCCACAGAAGAAGTGGGATCTTCATTGGTCACTTGAATGTCAAAATAGACATCCTCGCCGGTGTCCTTGTACTGCTTCATCATTTGGCGGAAAATGCTGGTGTTATAGTGGAAGGTTGCGGAACCCGTACCACTCCAACCGGTGGATTTGTTACCCTTGCCGGTCTTGCCCAAAATGGGGATTTCCGTCTTATTCTTCTCAAAGTTGGCTTCAAGGTTGATAGCCTGCATGAAATTGTAACGGTTATCCCCAATGGTTACAAAGCATTCGGCCAAAGAAGCGGAAACTGCGTCCTTGGCTTGCATTACAGTTGCCATATACTCTTACACCCCTTTCTTACTGGACATAGACAGTCATATAAAGCTGGGCCATAGCGTTGACCGGGGTAACATAGTCCGTCACCACAACGGCCTTCTTGGTATCGCCTTGGGCAACCGTCACATTATCGCTGGAGAAGTTCTCAATAGCCCGGATATTCTGAAGCTCCTGATGGTGCTTCACAATATCGTTCCACAGGCTGATCCGCCCGGAAGCGTCATTGGGAACTTTGCCAAGGTACTTCTTGCCGAACAGAACAGCAATATCATTGGCAATCTGATCCAGAACCCGGATTGTCTGATTGCTGGAAAAGTCCCCGGACTTTTCATCCGTCACGGAAATGAAGGTGTTAATATCCTCCAAAACCACAACCTTTTCATCCACCAGATGGAACATGAACGAACCTTCCAGAATACCGGCTTCCAATTCGCTTTGGGTATAATCAGTATCAATCTGATATTCCCCGTCATAGTCCATATTGGTTGCGGACTTATTCACGGCGGTTCCCGCAATCACGCCGGTTGCCCACGGGATCAGGGCGGGATCATCGGTTTCACCAACAATGGTGTTCTTCACACTCACGGTGCCTTCATAGTCGGCCAGCTTGCGGAAGCATACCACCTGAAACTTCTTGCCCACATCATCCCGCATCCGCTTACAGAAGGCAGAAAACAGTTCAGCAATGGTGGATTTGTTGGTGGGGCAACCCATAGCGTTGAAGGTATAGGCTTCCATCTTATCCAGATAGGTTTGATAAGCCGCATCCTCCACACTCCCATTGGTGCCGCTGGTAAGGGGGGTGGAAGCAGTCACAGCAAGGCTTCCTTCTGTTTTGAAGTCCACATAATCATTGGGCTTCAGGTCAGTCATTTTAGAAATGGCCTTCTGCTGATCCACTTGGACAGTGCCAAGGAAAGTGGAAACATCATACAGTTTGCTTTCCGGCTGACTGTTTTCATTTTCCTCAATGACAATACGAAGGTCATTCCCACGGGTGCCGGGGTATTTGGCCGTTGCATAAGTGCAAGCGGCCTTTGCGCCGCTGGAATTC